GCATCGCTGCCACCGGTCGAGGAGTGATGGGCTTCGTTTTCGTCGAGAAGGCCGTGCGCCGGACTGTCGTCCAGCCCAGGACGTTCAGTCTTGCGATGCAGCTTCAGCGACGTTTCGGCGGTCCACTGTTGCAGGCGCTCCGGGAACTGCAGGGACGGGTCAAGCTCGCGCCCCTCGCCCGCGATGCTGCCGTTGGGGACGTGCAGGGGGTCTTGATCGCGAGTCGGGTCGACCGCGTGGCGGACATCACGGCGAACCTCGCAGGGGAGCTGAAGTACGGCATTGCAGCCGGGGCCCGGTCAGCGGCGGCTGACTTGAAGTCCAAGGTGTCGATCGACCTGGAGCGACCCAAGATCGCCAGGTGGCTCGACCAGCATACCGGCGAGTTGATTACCAACGTGACCGACGGATCGCGCAACGCGGTCAGGGCGGTCTTGAGCGACGGAGTTCTAAGTGGTCGGCACCCGGCTCAGATTGCGAAGGACATCCAGAAGGTGATCGGGCTGAACGAGCGGCAGGCGAACGCAGTCATCCGTCGGAGAGCTGCCCTTTCCGACGCGGGAGTTCCTGTCGCCCGGGCCCAGGAGATCGTGGACGGCTACGCCGGAAGGCTGCTCAAACAACGGGCGAACCTGATCGCGCAGCACGAGTCCATGGTCGCCGTGTCCCATGGCCGTGCAGAACTGTGGGACCAGCTGCAGGAGAGAGGCGCGCTCGACGCTGACCAGCTCAAGCGCTGGGACACCTCGGACGACGAGGGCGTCTGCCTTATTTGTGGCCCAATGGATGGCCAGCTACGCAAGCTCGACGAGGCGTTCGAGACCGGCGACGGCGGGCTTGTCGGGCATCCTCCGGCGCACATTGGGTGCCGATGCGTTGTGGGGCTGGCATGATGGGCCGGACAACGACTACCTGCTCGGACGATGCCCTTCCAGTCCCCACGGGAAGTTGCGAGGTGTGCGGCTGCGATGTGTTCGACGATGACGAGATGTGCGACGCGTACTGATGTGAGCTGGCGCAGACCAAACCAGAGAAGGGGCAAGCATGCCGACAATCGAGTACCTCCAAGCGATCCTCCAAGTTGTGAAGGACCAGCTTCCTTACAGCGTGTGGAATCAGCTCCACCGCGCTGCTCTCCCGGTGTCGGGTGGCCACGCGGCATGGCGCAGCGCGGAGCTGTCGAACCTCGAGGCCCTGGCGCTTCGTGAGCTGCGACCTACCATGCTGCGCTCCGCGACGGATGACGAGCTGAAGTCCCTGTGGGCAAAGGTCGCCCAGTGGCACGGCCGAGCGCGGCGCAAGAAGCAGGACCTTGCCCCGTTCGAGCGGGCGGCGAGCCATGTCCTGCAGGCGCTGGGGGACCGGGGAATCGAAGTCCCCGGCCCTTTCGCCGAGTCAATTCGGTCGAGAAGCACGCTGGCCAAGCGGCTGGAGGAACTCCCGGCGGTCGTCATGGTCGAGACTGATGTCGTGGGCATTGCCCCCGGAATACCGCCGCTCGGGGTGTTCAAGCGCATCGAGGAGCCGGTCATAGACTCGTTCGACCTGTTCAACATCATGAACAGCGTCGGGGTCAACGTGACGCTTGACAGGGACGCGGGGCCCGACGTGGAAAGCACAGCCCTGTACGATCTTGCCCTCGTGCGCTCGGGCTGCATCCAGCAGACTTCTGGCGAGTTCCAGCCGCCAGTATGGATGGCCAAGAGCGACGCACACAACGGGGCCATGCTCGCCGTGATGGTCCCGCAACCGATCCGCGTTGAGCTGCAGAAGGCCGGGCTGCTCCAGTCCGACGCCCCGGAGAAGCTGCACGTCACGCTGCTTTTCCTCGGCGAAGCTTCGACGCTGAGCCAGTCAGCGATCGCCGCTATTGAAACCGTCGTGACCATGGTGTGCGCTGAGCACCGAACGCTAAGGATGGAGCTGTCGGGGGTCGGTGGGTTCCCGAAGCACGACCGTTCAACGATCTACGCGGTGGCTTCGGCGGTCGGGTTGTCGCAGCTCCAAGCTGATCTGGAGCGAGCCGTCGGTCAGATCATCCGGCTCCCCGACGAACACGGCTGGACACCGCACCTGACCCTGGGTACATCCCCGATGGTCCCGAACCCGGAGTTGATCGACGACATCCCCGGGTGGCCCGCCGAGTCGATCGCCATCGTCGTTGGCGATGGTGTTGTGGCTGATGTCCCCCTGCAGGGGGAGATCCCCGGCGCTCTGTCCCCGTGGGACAACGCCGAGCACATGGCCGACGCCGCGCCATCGGCGATAAAGGTCGCGTGCAGCTCCCCGGCGAAGCAGATCATCTACTACCTGGTAAGCGAGCCCGGCGTGTCCGACGCCCATGGGCACAGCATGTCTCCAGAGCAGATCGAGGATGCACTGCACGGGTACATGGCGAACAGCCGCGAGCTGAAGCTGGAGCACCAGAAGCCGATCACCGGGCGGGCCGTGATCGTCGAAGGGTTCATCGCTCCAATGACCCTGACCCAGTTCCACGGCGTTCTGCCTCCCGACGGGCCGATCAAAGAGGGAAGCTCTATCGTCGGTGTCCACTACGAAGACACGGACCTGTGGAACATGCTCAGCGCCGAGGAACATGGGATTTCATGGGGCGGCTACGCTTCAAGGATGGAACGATGACAGTCCAGACCGAAAAGACCGTCGACCAGCTCACGACGCGAGATGTCGCAGAACGTGCCGGGGTCCAGGTCCCGACGTTGCTCAAGTGGGTCCGTGAAGGACTGTTGCGCCCGAGGTGCACGGGGAGCGGGACGCAGCGACGGATCCAGTGGACCGAGGCGTCCGCGGCGGACGCAAAAGAGATGGCCGACAAGGGTGGACGGGCTGGGGTGTCAGAGCTGGTCGATGAGCTGGCCCCGGCGGGTATGATTCAACACTTGACCCGCGCCAGGGCAATGCGCGAGTCGCTGCCCGACGGGCATGTGATAGTCGTGGGAGACCGTGGTCCACGGCAATTCCGCGACGACACCATACTTCGAGCCGTGCTCAGGACCGTCTCGTCGCCACGCGGGATCATGCTGGTCATCCCGTAGGCTGTCGGAAAAAAAACGAAAAAAATCGGCTGTAGTTTCGCAATCATGCGCAGTTTTGCGCCGATTGTTTAATTGACAGTTAAACGCCTGTAAGTCTTGATATTGGTACAGCATGGCAACCTGGCTCGAAAACGTAAACGTCCTGGAACTGTCTGCGGTCAGGCATCCCGCGAACCGTAAGCGCAAATTGTTCCAGAAGTCCAAGAGTCAAACATCGACGGAGGAAACGATGGTCACCGAGCAGCAGCTGAGCGAGTACCTCGAAAAGTCCGCACTGCCCGCCGAGGTTCAGAAGTTCGTGAAGTCGGCGATCGAGGCGCTGGGCAAGTCCAAGGGCGGCATGTCAGAGGAGATGTTCTCCAAGGCGTCGAAAGCCCTGGCCGACGTGCTCGGGTTCGGCGGGAAGCCGGACGAGACCGCCAAGGTGCAGAAGGCGCTCGAGGACGCCGAGGCCAAGCGAACCTCCCTCATCGAGATCGTGAAGTCGGCCGTCGCGAGCCTCCAGGCTCCGACCCCTCTGGTCAACGATGCGGTCAATGCCCTGGCCGAGCTGGCCGGCGTGACCCCGGTGGTCAAGCAGGTCGAGGGGCTGACCCCCGAGCTGAAGGCCCAGTGGACGGAGCTGCAGAAGACCGCCGATGCCAATCGGGCCGAGCTGGAGAAGCTGCAGAAGTCGATCGACGCGGACCGGGAGGACATGGCCCTGCGCGAGACCTTCACCAAGGCCCAGCTGGAGCTGTCCCATGTGCCCCTCGCCACCGACGAGCTCGCCGGGCTGATCCGCATGGTGCAGAAGTCCGACGCCAAGGCGGGCGAGACCCTGCTCACCCTCCTGAGGTCAGTAGACGAGCTCGTGGCAAAGAGCGACCTGATGCATGACCTGGGCGGGAGCGGGCGACTGCCCGTGGGGCCACGGGCAGCGTTGTCCAAGATCGCCGCTGCGGCGAAGTCTCTGACCGAGAAGTCCGCGACGGAGATGACCCCAGAGCAGGCGATGACCAAGGCGCTGGAGCTGAACCCGGGTCTGTACGACGAGTACATGCGCGCGATGAGCGCCTGACATCAAACCCCGTGGGCGCGATGAGCGCCGTGACAGGAGCTGATCATGGGAGCGAGAATCGAGCAGGAAATGGCCTTCGGCAGCCTCGTCGCGGCAGCCGATCTGTCGACCAAGAAGCACTACTTGGTCAAGGTAACGGCGGCGAACACCGCCAATCTGTGTGGAGCCGGCGAGTGCGTGGCCGGCGTGTTGATGAACGATCCGGCGAGCGGTGAGCCGTGCAAGGTGTCGGTCGGCGTGGTCTGCCCTGTCGTGGCTGGTGGCGTGGTCGCGGCCGGTGCGGCCCTGTCGTCCGACGCCTCTGGTCGTGCCGTGACCGCGACGGTAGGCACCTACATCTTCGCCATCGCACTGGAGGCCGCAGGAGCTGCCGGCCGTGAGTTCGCCGCGCTGATGGTTCCGCAGCAGGCATCCTACTCGGCCGACGTCTCGGCCGTGTCCGTGGGAATCGCCGCTGCCAAGACCATCACGGTCGACCACATGGTGTGTCTCGACGCCGACGGGTATCTCGTCGACGCCGCGGACGCGACCGCCGTCAGCTTCTGGGGCTTCGCCCTGGAGACGGTGGACAACTCGGGCGGTGCCGACGGAGCCGAGGTCGCCCTCATTCGTCGAATCGGGCTGGTCGAGCTGACGGGGGCCGGGCTGGTCGACACCGACGTGGGCAAGGAGTGTTGGGTCACCAACGCTACCACCATCACCACAACCCCAGGCAACGTCCTGGTGGGCATCATCGAGTCCATCGCGAGCGCCACAGAGCCGACGGTCAGGATCAAGCCCCTGCCGATCGTTGGCCAGCGGACCGACCGCCAGCATGTGATCAGCTTCAGCGCCGCCGGCGCGACCCTCGACGGAACCACGGCCTTCACCGATCGCGAGTTCAAGCGGAAGTACATCCCGCTGAGCATGATGATCGACGCGGGCGTGGCCCCGGCTGGAGCGTCGGTGCTCACGGCAACGCTGACCGACGCCACGAATACCTACATCGCCACGATCACGGGGGCTGCGGTGCACGGCGAGAATAAGACCCCGGCGCCCCTGGCAGCGTCGCTCAAGGCGAATTTCGACACCGACCTTACGCTCGCCGACACGGGCGCCACGACGGCCGACGTCTCGGGCGAGATCTTGGTCGAGGACCTGTAGCCAGGCTGCCCCCTCGGGGGCTTGATCGAAGCCCCGCCGGAGAGCGGGGGCAGAAGGAGATACGAAGATGCCAAGCCCCGGTGACATGCACGTCAACGCACCGCTCACCAATATTTCGGTGGCCCACCTGCAGAAGCTAGACAAATTCGTTACAGCACAGGTGTTCCCGCTGGTGCCTGTCCAGAAGCAGTCCGACCGGTATTTCACATACGACAAGGGAGACCTGCTCCGAACCGAGGCCGAGCGTCGAGCCCCGGCGACCGAGTCGGCGGGCGTGGACTACGACATCGACAACACGCCGACGTACAGCTGCGACAAGTACGCGCTGCACATCGACGTGGACGAGGACCAGGTGTCCAACGCCGACGCCCCGCTCAGCCCGATGCGCGACGCGGCCCGCATCCTGACGCAGAAGCTGCTGATCAAGCGCGATCTGCTCTTCGCGGCGAGCTACTTCGTGCCCGGCGTGTGGGACACGGATTGGGACGGCGTGGCAGGTGCCCCAGGTGTGAACGAGTTCAAACGGTGGGACGTGGCGGACAGCCACCCACTCGTCGATGTCGATAACGCCAAAGAGGCAATGGCGGCGAGCTGTGGTGAGGAATCCAACATCATGGTCATGGGAAAGGCGGTGTTCAACGTTGTCAAGAACCACGCCGACATCATCGACCGGATCAAGTACACCCAGCGCGACGTGGTCACCCCCGAGCTGCTCGCGGCCCTGTTCGGCGTGGACAAGGTGATCGTCCCCGGCGGGATCTACAACTCGTCGGTGAAGGGGCAGACGGCGTCGCTCGCTCGAATCTTCGGGAAGCACTGCCTTCTGGCCTTCAAGCAGCCCAACCCCGCGCTGATGGCCCCCTCGGCTGGCTACGTGTTCAGCTGGGCCGGCCTGCTCGGCGCTGGCAACGAGGGGTTGCGGACCAAGACGATCCCGGTGCCTTTGAGGAACGCGACTCGCGTCGAGAACGAGATGGCGTACGACATGAAGGTCGTCGCAAGCGACTGCGGCGCGTTCCTCGAGACCTGCGTTGCGTAAGCTGCTGTCATGGTGAGGCTCGTCGATGACTTGGACGTACAGCGGGAATCCCGGGGCGAGTGACCGAGACGCTGTGCGTTTCGCTATCGGCGACACGGACACCAACGACCAGCAACTGACCAACGAAGAGATTGCATACCTCCTGACTGTAGCTGGCAGCGTCGTGGCTGCCAGCTGCAGCGCCATCCGAAAACTGATTGCCAAGTACGTCCGACTCGTCGACCAGACGACCGGCCAGATCTCGATCACGTACTCCCAGCGGGCCAGTCAATACCGCGCTCTGCTGTCCGACATCCAGGATGACGGCCCCGTCGCTGCCTATGCCGGCGGCATCTCCATCAGCGACAAGGAGAGCGTCGAGAGCGACACCGATCGCGACCCACCAGCGTTCCATCGGGGGCTGACTGATAATCCAGGAAGCAAGTACAGCCTGACGGGGAAGGACTGATCGTGGGTCGCACGACGGACAAGGACCTCGGCCGGAAGGCACTCCTGATCCATTTGTCCCAGGCTCGCCACGCGTACGCCGACGTGGGCCTGTTCGAGGGGGAGGGCCACGAGGGGACTGAGCTATCTCTCGCCGAAATTGGAGCAGTGCATGAGTTCGGGACGCGCGACGGACGCATCCCTGAGCGGTCATGGCTGCGCAGGAATCACGACGAGCACCATGTGCGCTACGCCAAGATGCTCGACGCCGCGTTCAGTAAGATCTTGACCGGCGCGACAGATGTCGTCTCCGCTCTGACCGCATTCGCCGAGAAGGTGGCGTCGGATGCTCGACGGACCTTGACGCAGGTCCGCGAGCCACCGCTCGCTGCCTCGACGATCAGGGCCAAGGGCGGAAAGACCAATCCGCTGATCGACACCGGGGCTCTGCGGGCGGGCATCCGTGGCCGGGTGACCCTCGCTGGCCGGAAGGTATCCGACTGATGCAGACCCCCCCGGGCATGTTCACCGGCATGACGGCCCTGCGGTCCGCCGCAGGAGTCTACACGTCTGGGAAGTGGGTTCCGGGCGCGGAATCCACGATCGACCTCGTCGGAAGCGCCCAGCCGGCGACACCGAACGAGCTTCTACAGCTCCCAGAGGGCGACCGGACGAGGGCAACCATCGCCGTTTGGACCAACACGGCCCTGTACACCGCCAATGAGGGTACGGCGACCCCGCCTGACCGGATTGTCTGGGCTGGAGAGCAGTGGGAGGTGCAGAAGGTCAATCAGTGGGACCTCGGGCTTGCCCACTGCCACGTCCTTGCGACGAGGGTTGAGCGATGATCACCAAGGCGACCATCGAGGCCGCTGCGCGGGCGTGGGTTCTCGCATCGTCTGGGCTCGCCACAGGGAAGGTGATCTTTGCCAACCAGGATGGCCCGCGACCGGCTCCGCCGTACATGACGGTGCAAGTTATGGGCCCAAGGTCCGTCGGCATGGAGGACCCACGGGCGATCAGCTCCCTCGGCGTGCAGACGATCTACGGCGACAGGGAGGTCTCGGTCAGCGTTCAGGCATTCGGGACTGGCGCTGTGGACCTGGCCCGGTCGTCCGCGCAGGCACTGGCAACCGAGACCACGCGGGCGCAGCTCATCGCGGCGGGTTGCGGCCCGAGAGGGGCCGGGGTCCCCGAGGTGAAGGACTTGACCGGGCTCCTCGAAACGAGAAGCGAGGAGCGGGCACAGTTCGACGCGACCCTCGCGTTCACCGACACGTACACCGACAACGTTGGGCTCATCGAACACATCATCGGCGAGGGTACTTTCAGGAACCCGCCGCATGACGACATCGTCGTGCCGTTCGCGGCAGACAAGAGTTAGGAGGGCTTCATGTCCCTGAATGATCTGATCAACGTCACCATCAGCCGCGAAACAACGTCGGTGACGCGCCTCGGGTTCGGCTACGGGCTGATCCTTGGCGTGCACTGCAAGACGCAGAACCGCGTCGACTGGTACACGAAGAGCAGTTGGTCGACTGCGATGCTGGCCGACGGGTATCTGTCGACCGACGCGATCTACCTCGCCGTTCAGGCGTATTTCGCGCAGTCGCCGTGCCCAACCAAGGTCGCTGTGGGTCGAGTGCAGTCCGACCAGATCACGGTCTCCATCGACACCGTGA